TATGGTAAAAAGGTATTGATTGTATTTGGTAAAATAAAACATACTTTTATTCAACGCAATATTGTTTATTTACCTATTTATTTAGTAGTTAAGAATAAAGTAATAAAACAAATAGGTGTCATTGAAATTGAGAAAAACGCAACTTTAGAATTGTTTGATGATGAAAATGAAATAGACCTGGATAAAGTAACGAATCCATTAATGTTCGGATTCATTGATCAAAGTTTTATTGATAGAAGCGGATCCGACTCTATTTCATTTATTACAAAACAAACTCAAATGGAAAAGGAAGAAACCCAATCAACGTCAGACGATAATGACGATGTTGATGTGCAACCAAGTGATAGTGACGAAGATGATGTTTTAACTGTAAAAGTGAAACCTTCTAAATTATCCAATGAAATGAAAAAAACGACTAAAATATTAGAAAATGGTATATTTACAATGGACCGCGAAGTGAAGGTACCCGACCCTTTACTCGAAGAAAATGAAGAAATTGCAAGTGATATTAAAAAAGGTTATCATCCTTCTTCACGTAACAATTGGATCCATGAATATATGAAAAATGAAAACTATGGAATACATGATGTTGAAAATAATGGCGATTGCTTTTTTGCTGTCATTCGCGATGCATTCAAACAAATAGGTCAAATAACAACCGTGAAAAAACTTCGTGCGTTAGTTGCAAAAGAAGTCACCGAAGAGGTATTTGAAGCACATAGAGTACTGTTTAATGATTTGAAAGGAACCATTAACGAATACAATAAAGAATTAAAATCGATCAAACATACAATCGAAAATGTTTTAAATAAACGCGCTAAACAAATAAAAGACGACAGAAAAGAATTGCAAAATATTCTAGAAGAATCGAATAAACTAAAACAACAACATAAAAATGTTTTGAAAAACAAACAAATCGCACAATCCATGATCGATGAAGATATTGGAAATTTACAATCCATCGATTCTTTGGACAAATTTAGAGAATTTATTCAAACGTCTGGTTTTTGGGCCGACAGTTGGGCAATTTCTACATTGGAATATGTACTGAAGGTAAAATTTGTTTTGTTATCACAACGATCATACTTGGACAAGGACCTATATAATGTTTTGTTATGTGGAGAGGCACATGTTAAATTCCAAGAAACATTGAAGTTTGAACCCAAACATTATATAATGACGTCATTTAGTGGCGACCATTATCAGTTGGTTACTTATAAAAACAAACGCATTTTTGAATTTTATGAACTACCTTATCATGTAAAAGCCTTAATTACAAACAAGTGTTTAGAAGGCAATTCGGGAGCATTTAAATTAATTCCTGAAATCAAAAATATGAAATTAAAAATGGGAATTGACGAAGAAGAAGAAGTCCAAGAAAATATTGAAAATAGTTCGATTTTTAATAAAGATATTGTCTTTGTTTTTCATCGCAACTCAAGTAATGCTTTTAAACCAGGTATGGCAAAAAATACTAATGAAAAAATACCTGCCGATAAAAGATCCTCCTTTATCGATTTGTCCAAGATATCGAATTGGAGACGTAAATTAGACGATAGTTGGGACGAAGCTCCATTCGAATTAAATGGGAAAAAATGGATGTCAGTTGAACATTATTATCAATCTGCGAAGTTTAGAGTACATAATCCTGATTTTTCGGATTTGTTTTCTTTAGATGCTACAGATAGTCAAATTGCAAAAGATCTTGATTTAGCAATGTCTGCTGGAAGTAAATCTGGACGTGCCAATGCCAAAGCCAAGAAAAAGGTGAAGGGTGATACATTATTGAGACCCAAAGGTATCGAAATTGACCCCAAGTTTTATGGCGAGAAAAGTGATCAAGAAAGAGTGAATGCAATCAATGCCAAATTTTCTAAAAATGAAGATTTAAAGAAGGTTCTATTAGCCACAAGAGATGCAAAATTAATGCTATTTAATCATGGATCCGTTCCAGATAATGATCATATTTTAATGGCAGTAAGACATGAATTAAATAATGCAATGCAAAATTAAGTAACTTCATATTATATAAAAATATAGTATGAATGATTTACCGATACTTCATACAAAACAATTTATTTCGGCAAAATTGTTTAAGTCATTGTATAAGTCTTCAAAAAATGCCGAAACAAAATGGTTGAAAAATGAAAATAATATTGTACAATCTGAAAATATTGTCTATTCACAGAAATGTAGCATGAAACATGTAAATAGTCATAATTTAATAGATAAAGAGATCCGTAGTTTAATTGAAAGCACTGGTTGCTTTGAAAAAAAATATGTGTTATCATTGAATGAAAATAAATATAATGTTTATTTTTCACATCCGTCCAAGAACAAAAATAACCAAAAAGGTATTGACAATTATTTTGAAGAATGTATTATGAAAATTTATTTATGGTTATCTGTTGTTCAACCATACATACGCAAAGATTGTAGCAAAATAATGGATATATTTATATGGTTTTCTAGTCATAAAAAAGTAATAGATCCAAATAACAAAATACTAGGCACTATACATGTAAATAGTGCATTCACTACGTCATGCCAAGAATCAACACAAATATGTTTGTATCGAAAAGAAGAATGGTTTAAAGTTTTTATTCATGAAACATTCCATAATTTAGGGTTGGATTTTTCGGATGCAAATCATAAACAAAATGATATGTTAATGAGTAAATTATTTACTATAGAAAATAACAATGGTAGTTTTCGCATTTATGAAAGTTATTGTGAAGTATGGGCCGAAATTATGAACTGTTTTTTTCTTTCTTTTTTTGATTGTGAAAATATACAACAATGTACCAGTATGTTTAATGCAAATATGAAAAAACAAATTACATTTTCAGTATTTCAACTTGTGAAAATACTAAAACATTACCATTCACATTATTCCGAATTTATTGATAAGACAAGTCATGTTATTAAATTTAAAGAAAATACATATGTTTTTTCTTATTATATTTTAAAAACGATTTTGTTATTTCATTCAATTGATTTTGAAAAATGGTGTGAAAGTAAAAACGTAAATATTTTTCAATTTCATCGAAGTGATAAAAATGTATTGGATTACGGCAAATTAATACAACAGTATTATAATAATGACAAATTTTTACAATATATTCAAAAAATGGAACAACATTTAAGTAATTCTAAGTTTGACCAAGATTTTTTAAATACCATGAGGATGACCGTTGAGGATTAATATAAAATTGAAGTAAAACTTTGGGAGATGATAATATGTAATCAAACTATAAAAACACATGGGTATCAAATGTATGAATAGATATTTAATGCAAAATTGTAAAAATGGGTCTATTTCAAAAAAATCTTTAGCATTTCTTAGTAATAAAAAAATAGCGATAGATACAAGTATATATTTATATAAATATAGATCACAAGAAGCATTGCATGAAAACTTTTATTCTATGATTTCTTTATTTCATAAATATAATATTACACCTATATTTGTCTTCGATGGAAAACCACCTGCCGAAAAACTGGACACTTTACTAGAACGTAAAGAAGAAAAGAAGGAAGCAAAAGATAAATATAATGAACTGAATGAAAGATTGAACCATATCGATGACAGTGAAGTTAGGGAAAATATTTTACATGAAATGGATAAACTGAAAAGACAATTTGTGAAAATTTCGAATAAAGATGTACAATCAGTAAAAGAAATTATGGACAATTTTGGTGTTCAATATTATGATGCTGAAGGAGAAGCCGATAAAATATGTGCATATTTAACACTACATAAATGCTATGCTTGTATGAGTGATGATATGGATATGTTTGTTTATGGATGTAAATTCGTAGTACGTCATATGAGTTTAATTAATGAAAATATACTTCTTTATAATATTGATGAAATCGTAAAAGAATTAGACTTAACATTTTCAGTCTTTAAACAAATATGTGTTTTGTCTGGTACCGATTACAATATACACGATAATAATGTTTCACTGTTTGAAACATTAAAATGGTATAAGGAATATAAAAAATGTAATGAAAATAATGAAGATTTATACGAATGGTTGAATAATAACACAAAATACATTCAAAATTATAATTCATTAATTCATATTCATAACATGTATAATTATGATAATATTAATTGCGATGAACTAGATTCATTGGATATTTCGATGAATATAAATTATAACAAGGATAAATTACAAACTGTAATGAAAAATTACGGATTTATCTTTGTATAAGAAAGATCGTTTATAACATTCTAAAATTAATGATATAAACTAAAAATATACTTTTTTATGCTGTAAATTAAGCACTTGCAACAACTACCTCAGCCTTGATGAAGTGAGGCTTCATGTAACGCTGAAGGTTGAAGTAACTCAACTCGTCGTCCTTGCCCAACTTAAGAAGGGTGGTAAGCTTGGCATCAGGGACAATGAAACGACCGTTATCGGGACGCTGAAGGTTGTTGGCACGGATATAAGCATTGATCTCCTTGCTTACGTCAGTGCGTGCCATCTCAGTTCCGACAGTCTTACCAAGGAACTTGGCAAGTTCGTCACTGATGCGAGTGGGCTTGACAAAACCAGAAGGAGCACGGTTTCCTGCACGCTTAGCACGCTTGGAAGACGCCTTGGCAGCAGCCTTCATCTCGCGTGTAACGATCTTCTCAAGAGTCTTGAAATCTCCCTTCATGGAGGAGAAGATACTGGAGATCTGTTGAAGCTTGGCTCCAAACTCATTCATCTTTTGCTGGATGCCAGTTGCCTCCTCGACAACCTCGTTGGCAACGGGAGCAGCAGTAGGTGCTACCTCACTTGCGGCAACAATGGGAGCAGCAGCAACGGGAGAAGCAGCAACTACAGGGGCAGCAACAGGGGCTGCTGCCTTCTTGGCAGCAGTCTTCTTGACAGCAGGGGTAGCAGCGGCAGCAGGGGCAGCAGTGGAAGTCTTTTCAGAAGTTTTAGAAGTTGTTCGTACCATTCTAATATACACAGTATAGATCTATTTATTTAAGTGGTTTAACGCATTAATTTATATTTCCTAAATCTTTCTTCCCATCGGTCGTTTAATAAAAAAAATTTATTCGTTTAATTTAGGATAAAATTGATTATCAAGGACTTTATAATAAAAATTTACACAACTATCAAAAATGTATGAAGAATTCGATGTATTAATGAGTAATCTTAAAGAAAAACAAGAAATGGAGGATTTTATAAATAAAAATATTTATCCAGAAAAATTAAAATCTTCATGTAAATTGAAACATATTTCGCCTATCAAGCAAACAATTTTCCCTGATATTGTTTTAGAAGATATCTCTTCCTACTGTTTAAATATGAAAAATAAAATAGATAATATAAATGATCTTATTATATCATCAAAAAATATGCAAGTATTTGATGATATTGAAACGTGTCCAATATGTACTAATGATTTAAATGATAAAAATATTATGATACCCAATTGTGGTCATAAAACTTGCATACATTGTTTTGTTGATAATTTACACTTGAATAAAAATTCAGGCAATTTGTGTTCATTATGTCGTACCATCATTGTATAAATTACATTAATGACTCATATAACCATGGCATATTTAATCTAGCATCTCGACTTACAACTGTTAATACAGATAATACATGAAACGCTCCCAATGTTTTAAACTCAGTATCAACACCTGTATATATCATATCTTCCATTACACATAAACAACGCGCTTTTAATTGTTCCATGGTTAAATCTGCAAGGTCATCTGTAGATAACATAATAAAGGGATCCCATAATGGACATATTTTTATTTTGATATTTATAGGAATTTGAGCACGATAACACCAAATGTCTTTTAGAATTTTAAAATAACGTAAATAACATCTTCTTTCTAAGTTATCGAACCATTCGTGGTTTGAATAATTTCCAAGTTGATCTATTTCCATAAAAAGATCACGTGTTCTTTCGACAATCGATTTTGCACGGGTCGATCGGACAAATTCTAACATGGAACTATGATTATATTGATATTCGACACCCAATAGTAAAGAACGGGACTGATAACTATTTGAAATCATACGTGGATGGGGATATGTTTTCGTTTTTGTTTCTGTTTTTTTAACAAACAGGTTTTTTTTGAAAATAATGTTGTTAATTCGAATTAATCTATATATATTTGGTAAAATATCTGCAAACGAACCTCTTGTGTATGGATTCGTTAAATGTTTATTACCTCTTCTCTTGTTTTTTATGTATTCAACTAAGGATGATAATTCAAATCCATAGATAAAATTATGCTCGTCTTTGTAACTAAAAAAATTATCGTAAGGTATTTCTTCTAATGGTTCAAATGTATAAAAATCTGTATCGTTTGTACATAACTTTCGGTTTTTCATTGCCGGACCCACTAGTTGCATCGATATTTTAACGAATGTTTTACGAACTATTTTTTGTATTTGAATTGCCAAACGTTCTTGCTCAAAATGCGTTTTTAAACGCGATAAAATTACCTTTTTGTTTCCAACTAACGCAAAATCATGGAATCCTCTTATTACTTGTCTTGCTACCTTCTTTTCTGAAGGACTATAACTGGATGGTACGATTAACCCATTTTTATAATGTTTCAGATTTTTCTTCAATATTGGTAACTTTAAAGTATCGATGCACTCTGGATTATCTATATATTCTTTCAATGATATAATCTCACTCTTATTTAATATTTTTTCAGTTATTTCTGGTTTTCCTGTTTCATTATTGATTGTCATATTAATTTCAATTATTTCATTTGACAGCATTATATATATATATATATTATTATTATTATATAAATATATTATTATTATTTATATACTTTTTGCACGAATATACACTGTTTTCAAGTATAGTAGTATAAAATTTATTCTTCTTTATATTACATGTGAAGTATAAAACCAAAAAGTTCGAAATGAAACATGTTAATTATTTTAATAACTTGTATAATTCAGAAGATGAAGAAATGCCTTCACCCAAGAATTTACAACGAAAAGCAACTAAAATGATTTTTCAAATTAATAAGTTGAAAATTAAAAATAAAACCGAATTAAATGATGATGAATTAAATAAAATGAAAACTGAATATTATTGGTGTAAGATTTTAGACCCTGATTATATTTCTCCCGAAGAAAAAAATAAAATAGAACAAGAAAAAATGAGGCATTATGAAAAGAAAGAAAAACTCCGCGAAAAGAAAGAAAAGGAACGTGAAAAGAAAGAAAAGGAACGTGAAAAGAACGAAAAACTCCGCGAAAAGAAGGAAAAACTCCGCGAAGAGAGAGAAAAGGAACGGGAACGGGAATATAGAGAACGGGAACGGGAATATAGAGAACGGGAACAGGAATGGGAACGGGAACAGGAATGGGAACGGGAACGGGAACGGGAACGGGAACGTGAATGGGAACGGGAATGGGGATATAGAGAACGGGAATATAGAGAAACGAAATGTGAGGAGAAAAAATCAATGGAAGAAAAACGAATAGATATTGAATTTAATCTAATGTCAAGTCAAGGAAAAACTTTCGATTATGCTCGAAAAAAAATATTATTAAAATATCATCCAGATAAAAATAAAAATGAAAATGCACACAGAATTACTCAAATTATAAATAACAAATGTGACGCTCTTTTGAATAAATGAACAGCTAGTTGAATACGAATTTTAGAAATTGTCCAAAATAACCTGTATTTTTTTTGTGTGATATTTGTATTTTTTTACTCGAATAAACAGTGTATTTTTTGCGATATATTAACAAGATTACATTTGCATAAAATTGATTTAAAGATAATGCTATTATGTATTGTATATTAGTTAGTTATCGTAATAATGTCTAAGCCAATTGTTCTTTCTACAAACGAATGGGATACGTCCGCAATCAAGTTTATGCCTCCAAAGATTAATGATCGCGGAGGTATGTCTGTTAATATTATCAGTACTCAAACAAATCGTTCTTTGCATATTTCTACACCTATGATGATGACCTGGGGTATTGCAGACTATGACGACGGCACTGGGGGTGACGGCAAGTTTAATATGACCTTGAATTTTCCTACAGAGGAGTACAGAAAGTCCTCTACAGATGCGTTCCTTGAGAAGGTACAGAATTTTGAAAATGAGATTTTGGATCAGGCAGTTAAGAATTCGGAGTTGTGGTGGGGCGAAGAGATGAGTCGCGAGGTTTGCAAGCATTCATTCTTCCCTTTCTTGAAGCATCCTTATATTAAGGGGACCAAGAAGATTGATACTACCAAGTCTCCCAGTATTCGTGCTAAGGTTCCTTGTTATGATGGTAAGTGGGCAATTGAGTTGTACGATACCAGCGATAAGATGATCTTCCCTTCAGATAATGATCGTGTCACTCCTCCTGATTTTGTCCCCAAGTTGAGTCAGGTTGCATGTGTTCTTCAATGTGGTGGTATTTGGAAGGGCGGAAAGGGATGGGGTGTCACCTGGAAGGTTATTCAGAGTGTTGTCAAGCCTAGAGAGGTTGTCAGCGTATATGGACAGTGCAGAGTGATGTTGTCTGATGAGGATAGAGGCGCTATTGCATCTCAAACTGTTCAGGACAGTGATGATGTTGAGAGTGATACCGTGTTTGAGAAGGCAACCGCACAGAGTCATAGTGTCGAAGCAGAGGACAGTGATGAGGAGGTTGAAGAAGATATGCCTGAGATTGTAGCTGCTGCAACGGAACAGGTCGAAGAGGCACCTGCACCTGCACTAAAGAAGAAGATTGTAAAGAAGAAGGTTGTCGAGGCATCTGCAGATGAAGACGCAGCACCTGCACCTAAGAAGAAGATTGTAAAGAAGAAGAAGGTGATTGAAGCCGAAGCATAAATATAATTTAAATTATGAATATTAAACAAAAAAGTACTATTTTGTATATTTTTTTCTGTAAAATGATTGTGTATGCTTCTTTTTCTTGTGTTTTACGTATTTGTTATAAATTTTTATAACAAATATTAACGTTTTTTAAAATATATCACATTATTCATATTCCGATGAAAAGTTGGACATAGTTTTTTAAACCATTCAATTTCTCGTTGTGTTAGATACGTAATTGGCATTATTGATTGCAGTTTTGATATTTTTTTTGGTTGTTTTTTTGGTTGTAGTTTTGCTTTATATTTCAATAATGCTTGTGATGCCTCCATTTTGTCAATGTAAAATGTTTAATTGTATGATATAATAGAGATATTCGTAAAAAAAACGTTCAATTTTATAACAAATATGGGGGTATAAATGACACCCCTACCAATCCCTACCTTCTCTCATATCGTCTGCCCTATCTTGCCACACGTCTCTTATATCTTCTCCAGTTTCCGTGATATAATAAGAATCAGGGTCTGGATCTACTTGTTCTTTACTACAATAATCACGACAAAACGGACACATATTGTTCTTTCTTATTATTTTATCCAAACATTCTTTACAGGTTTGATGTTT